GGAAGAGAAATATATGAAGATGCAGTTAGAGAACTGGAAGAACTAGAAAACACACTTAAAACAGAATACGAATTACCACCACTTGACTTTATAGGATGATATTATGCCACTTTCTCCGTATTTTTTACAAGGATCTTCAAGTGAACAGAGATTAGTTCAGGATCTTATAAATGAACAATTAAAGATTTATGGTCAAGATATAGTTTATCTTCCTCGAAAAATTGTAAATAAAAAAACAATTATGAAAGAGGTTGTATCATCTACATTTGATGATGCTTATCGTATGGAAGCGTATCTTTTAAATTACCAAGGATTTGAAGGTAACGGAGATATTTTACAAAAATTTGGAGTTCAAACTACAGATGCGGTTACGTTTGTAATATCAAAAGAAAGATACGAGGATTTTATAAGTCCATTTCTGACTGGAGATAGTCAGATAGAATTAGCAACAAGACCAGAAGAAGGAGACTTAATTTATTTTCCTCTTGATAATACTATGTTTGAAAT